AAGAATAAAGCTTTGATTGAAGATACATATAAGGGAACCCCTGGACAAAAGGTTTCAACTTGGACAAGGAAATGATACAATAAAGCTATGACTGAAGTAAAAGTCCCAGGATATAAGCAAAATCCACCAGATTGGTGCGATGACTGTAATGCTGCTCCAGGTGGAGAGTGTCCAGATTGTGGATGCACTCATAATTGTTGAAAGACGGGAACTGATGATAGAACTACTACTAATAGCCATAACATGGTATATAACCAAGGTATATTATACAAGATCCTTAGAGATAAATAGACCAGAAGATGACTCTGATCTAATTAAGGCTACATGCTATAAATGTGCTCGATCAGAGTATATTCATACAGATAACCTACGTGTTCCATACTACTGCATGAGTTGTAAGTAATGTATTGGTCGTATATCTTAGCAGTCATTGGAGTCACAGGGACATTCTTTGTAGGACGCAAGGTTATATGGGCATGGCTTGTATTACTGGTAAATGAGTGTCTATGGATGATATACGCTATTACTACTAAGCAGTACGGATTTATCCTTGCAGCAATAGCCTATGGCGCAGTTTATATTAGATCTTACGTTCATTGGTCTAAAGAGCCTGTAAATGAGATTCACTTATGAAGAAAATGATGATAGCTGATTTGATCAAAGCATCTGAAATGCCAGAACCTGGTGATTCAGAGGATGCAGGGATAGAGAATGATCTCAATACAGCAGGATATTCTACAGGCAAATGGTCAGATGACGATGATATGCATCCTACAATAACTCCTCTATTTGGACCAAATAGGTAGCTAACTCCTATATCCCCCTCCCAATTATCTCCTCTTATATAGCCCTTAGAAGGCTTATATAGTGGAGTAAAGTGGAGCATAGTGGAGAATTTATACTCTAGATTCATATCAATATACTATAGTTATATCTATCTAAACATATCTATGTAATTGAGCATACCCCATCATAAACGTAATGTCAATAGGACAATTCGGACATATATAGCAGCATATTGATCCATATTTGTCAATAAATTTTATGAGGAATTTTGATCTATTTTGCCATATTCTCTACAGATTTGTCGACATTCTATAATGATTATATATTTAATTAGACATATTTTGTAGCATTTTCAGGGATTTTTGTCAAGCTTTCGTAAATAGAAAATTTGGCCCTAGCTTTCAGGGATTTTGATTAATTGGTCGTAAATAGAAAAATTTGCCCTCATGCTCACACACAAAAAATCCACAGGATGTGGATAACCCTGTGGATAATTTGGGCTAGATATGTTTATCTATCTAACCAGGCATTCATCTATTCATATATGCCTTAATTGAATGGATCTAGTTCTTCACTCCGCCATCCAAACTTATATGTGGCTTTTGGTTCTTCCCGCTTTTTAACTGTATAAGAACGAGAGGGTAACTTAAGATTATTTAAGTTGTTATCTTGCTGATATGATTTAATACATTCATTTAATTCATTAGCAAGAGATAAACCTTCGGTTGATTCACCTCTATTTGAATATACATTATATAACTTTGCTTGCTCTGATATAACTGACACAATCATTTCCATAACTCTGTCAATTGTATACAATGGCTGTTCCGCCAAATATCTACCAAAGACTGTCGGATTAAACCAATGGTCATCCATTAGATTAACTAATGATTCTGCTACTTTGATTTCAGGTGACTTACTCATATTCCGCCTTCCGCCTAACTGTCGATTATACCAAAAATAAGAGACGGGGTCAAGGACCAACGAGCCCCAACCCCGTCCCAAGTTTTACTTCGCCTTGTTTGTTACTTCCTTGGTGAAGACAACGCCTGCCTTCTCAGCTTCCGCTAGAGCTACCTTAGCTGCTCCTGAGAAACGACCACGTACACCTACTGTAATGCCTTGAGCTTTTAGATATTCACGCTTTGTTGCCATTTGTTTATCCCCTTTCAAGAGATGATATTTGTTTCAATTATACAAGATATCCACGAATTTGTAAATACCCCCGTAAGACCAAATTTTGGCCCTCAATTTTGATCGCTTAGTTCCATTCTATCTTTAATTAATTTAGCAATGATGTTGTGAGCCTCGATGTTTTCTGTTTCGCTGCCACCCCACAAAAGCTTTTGTGCTGTATTTAATTGATCATTGATGTACTGATCACTCATCCTCATCCTCGTCATCCTCCTCGTCTTCTTCGAACATTGTGTCAACAATGTAGTCACGATTAGTCATCCATTCAAGGACATCATCTTGGTGTTGTTCGGCACCATACTCCAAGGAAAACCCTTGCCCAGCCTCTACAGCCTCGCACAGGTGGTCCCACATTTGGTCCTGGGTTACTTTGGCCTTGTATGTCTCATCTTCTAGGATGTTGTTAATAGTCGACCAGGTCCAAAGCCATACCATGGACAAGCCGAGGTCGGTGGTATCTAGAATCTCTAGACATTTATTTAGTTTATCTTTATCTTCAGGCTTCATAGTGTACGTTCTCCAATCGCAAATGATAGTTGATATGTTAGATTATATATATCTGCTAATGTATCAAGGGCACCTTCACATCTTGTGCGTTCCATTGAATCCATTGCTTCTTCTGATTCTTCTTCTGTCTCAATAGCGCTAGCCAATTGCTGTTCTGCAATTAGCATGAGGTTCTTTAGTTCCCCGTGCATTATATCTAATCCACTAACACCGTAGTTGACCAAACGTTGTAAATGGGGCGGGAGCCCAATGTCTTCATTATTCATTATCATACCTTTCGTTAGTAGAGTTCATTATATCAGTAGCCACTGACAACAAATGTTCTGTTGCTATAATTTGTCCTTTAATATTATCTATCTTAGAACCATCATAGTCTCTAGTGTTTAAGTATTCATCATAGAATTTATCATAGTCCTGGTTAAGACTAATTAGATGTATGTTCATATACTCTAGGAATTTAGAAGACTTTGTTTCTATTTTATTATATTCCTCTTGGTCACATCTATAGCATGTAACATTTTCATCCTCCGTATAAAGCATTCCTGCCCCACAGGAGGCACACCATGATTGGTCACGCATTCCCATAATAATACTCTCCCGTTTCTCTATTGAAGTATCTTACCATAGAGCACTGACATGTAAAAATTCCAGGGACATCTGAACACTCCCAGTAATGCTGACATTTAGCCCCCATTATTCAAAATACCCTTCTGCCCATAGGCCTTGCATAAAACTGACAGCCATTTCTAAATCATTCCTTAGTTCTGTCTTATCCATTAAATCGGACGGGGTCCTAAGATAAAAAAGCTTTGCGTCATGTACAGCATTAATCATCTTGTTTAGATCGGATTCAGTATAACCTAACATTATGCAACCTCATATTCATGTAAGTAGTTTAAGACATTGTGAATAATACAATCACAATCTTCTCCGCCCATATTATCCATAAATTCTAAGTGACTAGAATTATCTTCATAGATAATAGTAATTACTTTATCAAATAGTTCTATATTGCTCATGCCTCCACCTTTTCTTTAGGCTCTAATAATACACTATGGGTCTGACATTTTGCCATTGCCTCTTCATCTTGCCAAGAGCCTTGATTACAGTTTGAGCAGAATTCACCGCAGTCATCTTCGCAATAACTCAATGTATCGTAAGACTGGCAAGCATAGCAACGGTTCTCCCATTCAGCCAATTCTTTTACTTCACCACGGACAATCTCATATTCTCCACCCCAACCTGTCTCTTCCTCAAACTCTAATGTAAGCAGGCAGTTGGGAACAAGATTACTTAGTTTAGTTAAGATAGTTACAGCAGGTGACCAAGCAGTTTCATATTTGTAGACAAGCCAGTTGTCATCACCTTCTGATTTGTATTCAAGCAATTCTGTTTCAGGATATTCATCTTCATCACGGACAGCAACATCCCACTTAGTTCCCCAGTTAGATGTATTCCACGAATACCAATCTTTTTGAGTCTTAGCAAACTCAACAGACTTGCGGAACCAATCAGGGTCATTCTGAATATCATAGTTGCCACGAGAAGGTTGGCAGGCATATTCCTCATCAGTAATACCGTCATCCTTATATGAGTGGATGTTATGAAAAGCAAACACAGGATTATTATATTCAACTAATTTAATTTTGGTGGGGAAACCCGAAGAACTAATATCACCCATACCATATGTCTCTTGTGCTAATGTAAAAGGCTTATTCAATCTATCTTTAATCATATCTACCTCAGACTTAGGTCCTTGGATAGTTAATGTGTTATATACCCAATTTGGCATTTTATATCCTTTCGTTGATATGGCTTAATTATACAATGGACCACTGACATTTGGGAAGAGTATATCGTGTGATACACACCACATCCTCCAAGCTATGTGGTCAAGATCACAGAATTTTCAGGGATTTTATATTGACATCGTAAACAAAATAATATACCCTCAGTCTTTTGCGGGCAAAATAAAAACCCCCCAAGCTATAAGCTGGGGGGTATGAATATGGCTGCTGATTTCCAACGAAAGAAATAAACCGCTTTACTTAGCGCCTGGCCCGCAGACTAGTTAGACGCACCATTTCATTTCTATATTAAAACCAGGACCAAGGTCCTACATTAATTATACCATACTTAGTTGACTGGAATACTTATCCACGAATGCCTCAAGGCTCGTACTAAATACAACTGTCTGCAGGTCTTCTTCCATTAGAGTAAACGTTTTGTTTTTCCAATCGATAATAGGTACCTTGTGCTCATTGTCTGATAACTCATTAACTGTAATGCCCCAACCTGTTTCGCTGGACCACTCATCCCCAATTAAATTAGATATACATATACGTGTTGCATATGCTTCGTCATTCCATCGAGGCTTTGCTTTAAGAACACAGTCTGCTAAATTCTCTAGCATTCTGTGGCCCGCCCAATGACCGTATAGAAATACAACATTCTCATTGGATTGTCTAAATCCAAAGTTTGCTCTGTCTCCCATTTTATTCCGCCTTTGTTAGTTGTTGTTCCTGCTCGTTGTTGAGCAATTGTACCATCTCATGGGCCCAGTCCACAAGTGGCCCGCCATGGTGAGCTTTATGATGTCCGCAAAAATAAAGAGACATCTCATCTTTCTTTGCTTCCCACATAGCTTGCGCCGCACATTGGTCACACTTAAGCCATTCAGACATCATAGGTTTCCACCTTCAATCATTTCAGAAAGACGATCAAGGATCCAAGAATCAATGTCAGCGATATCAATCTCTGCTAACTTCTCCATAATTTCTTCACGAGCAAACTTATACCCGTCTTGAAAACCATCTTTATAGTCTGACATTTTATCTCCTAGTATCCTGTCGCTTCTTTGTCTGACCAGTATGATTCTTTTAAATTATACTTATCACGAATGCGACTTACTTTCTCAATACTACCAGTTCCAATGTTGAAAGTCAATGGTGGCATAAACTCAGGGTCAAGTCCCATAATTTGTGCATCCCAATAAGCCATCTCAAGAGATAGCCTATCGGGAGCAGTTAACTCAAAGTACATTATGCCTCACGCACATTACATACTTCGGTGTCATTGATTTCAATGTTACCGTTATTTGAATCGGCATAAAGAGCATCGTAGACTTCTGACTCAAGGTCTAACTCATAATCATTCTCAAGAATGTTATATGTATATGTTCCGCTAACTTCAAGAGTTGCAGTAAACAGAACTTCCTTGATTAGTTCAATGCCAAGCGCTTCGGCAATTGCACGGAGTGTATCTTTATCCTCTGAATCTTCATATGCTTCACAGATAATTTCTTTAGCCGCATCAATGTTAGATAATAGAGTAGTTACACGCTTCTGTGATTGACGTCCATTGTGCAAATCCCATTCAAGAGATGCGACTTTATCAGTTGCATATTCTGCATCTGAGTAACCACGGATTACTTTGTAGGTAACCAATAAGTTAGCATTGTACGTATCAGGAACTGTTACTGCAGGTGTTGTTGTCTCTTCCATTTTTTCCTCTTTCGTTTGGTTTGAAGGTGAAATTGTAGCATCTTCCACTGACAAATAGGCAGTGTTTCCACCGCATTCGCATGTGACATTAATCACATCCCTGGTTGATGTATATTCAATTAATGCATCACATGTATGGCATACATGTGTATATTTATTCCAAGTTGTCATGCGAGTATTGTACACTAGGCCACTGACATTTACAAGGATATTCCAGGGATTTTTTTTGTGATTCGTAACACAAAAAATTTGCCTTTGCCTGTGCGGGCATTTTGCGACCCATATCGGACTTGAACCGACGGCCTCTACCGTGACAGGGTAGCGCTCTAACCAACTGAGCTAATGGATCAAGAAAAAATGTGAGCAGTTTTAAATCTTGCTCAGGATTTTTTTTAATTAAAACGCAGAAACTAATTTCTTAATTTTATTTTTTTCTGCGGTAAGAACTGGGTCAAACCCTGATGCACCAGCCATAAGAGTTTCGCCATTGCCACGTCCTGAACGATAATAATCTAAACGCTCAGTTAGTGCATTGAACGCACCCCACTTTGTGCCTTTGATATTAGCGTTAGTTGGTGAATTATGATAAAGGTCATCAAGAAGAACGACTTTGTTTTCCCACTTCTTGATTGCGCCCTTAGCATCTTTTTCAGGCTTAGGATAGATTGTCTGAATCAACTTAGAGAATTCAGCATCGGTGATTGATTGAGAATAAAGGGCTTGAGCCTCTTTTTCAAATTCATCAAAGTATCCGAGAGCAAGACCGAGAGTCTCACGAGCAACAGCGATGCGACCTTCAACAGATTGGGTGTGACGAATTTTGAAAGATTGCTTTGCATTACGCATTGCAAGATTCAATGTGTTTTGGCAAACTACACGAACAGGTGTGACGGCTGCTTGAACAGCAACAGAACCATCGTGTGATGTCCAGACAATGAGATAAAGTTTTGTCTCATCGTTAGCGCCTTGTGGGTCTAATACCATTGTGCGGGGAATATCGACAGTGCCGAAAACAACTTTACCCTTTTTCAATGAGCCAGCAGATTCCCAACGGCAATCAGCATTAGCATCGTGAATTGCATCAGCGAATGCAAATAATTCTTCATTCTGCACAGGCTTGTAACGCTTGCCGACAGTTGCGAGAACATCTACGCCCTTATTAAATGGGTTATCACGAATGACAAGAGATGCGGTAGAAACATCATTCCAAGATTCTGGAATGTGCTCAGTGATTGGAGATAAACGAACATTCCAATTTGCTAACTTTGCCTCTTCAAGCATTGTAGCGGTTGTAACTTCCTCATCTTGTGTAAAGATTCGGTTAGCGAGATTGTGCCAAGCAGGAGCGCCACGAAGCGCAAATGCAACTTCGCCATTTTCCATTTCTAGATTATGAGCCATTTTTATTTCCTTTCGTTTGATTGTTGATGCAAGTATAACAGGTGGCACTGACATTGTCTAGATTAGTTAGTCATTTGTCCGAATTGATCCGTGTGATTAATTTCACAAAATTTTCAGGGTTTTCCACAACTGTGCGTAAACCTGTGGATAACCCCATACCTGTGCGGGCTTCCCGCACCATCAACTGGAGCTAGCAGCGCTAACCCCAGTTGATCGATGTGGTTGTTTATGAATTTATTTTTGCAACAGTGTCTTCATTTAAAAACATTGCTGTTGTTTTCTTTTTCTTTTGCATGTCAAATACGTAAGCATTTACTTTTCCGCTAAAACGGCGGATGTTAGAGAACACCAACTCTGTTAAGTGCTCTTTATCTACACCTTGCTCTGAATAAATAGTTACATCATTTGCTTTGTTTGCGTCATAGATTTCAACTCTAAAGCGAGCCATTGTATTACCTTTGTTAGTAGTTTCCCGAAGAAGAGCAGTTTGGCGACATACTCAGGTCGTTTATTTATTTAGAGATACTTAGCAATTTGCTTCATTGTAGAAGCATTTACTGTTTCCTCATCTGTCATCTTGAGAATTGTGAGAGCATTTGTGATGTCCTCTTTCATTTCACGATAACTGTGCTGATGAATTGTCTCAAAATCTTTTTGAGGTTCAGCAGGAAAGTTTCCTTCCTTTGTGATGATGTCAAAATCAACATTGAGAGTGTTGTTCCAAGAACGATAGTTTGTGCGAAGGTTCTCAGCCTTTGAGAAGTTGGCAATAGCCCACTTACCGATTTCCTTGCGCCACGCTTCTACCGCTTTGGTGTGCTTTGCTTCTTTTGCTTCTTGTGTTGCGTAATTAGTTTCTAACTCAGCAAGGCGAGCCTCTAGTGCCTTGATTACTTTTGGTGTTGCCACCTTTACTGTTATTGCTCTACTCATTTGTTTCCTTTCGTTGGTTGGTTGTTAGAGTATTGTATCAGACGGGTCTGACATTTCCCCGAAGGGAGAGAGTTTTTACTTACGACATTGGGCTAGAACACTCTCTGAAACTGCCCCTGTTTCGCTAGTTGATTAGACTAGGCTTGCGTTGCTAACTGTTGTCCAACGAGTTTCCTTTGTTGGCATTTCTAGCAACACTCTCACCGAGCCAGATGAGTTAGGAATAATCTCTTTGATTACTCCTGTCTTTTTTGACTTTAAGGTTGTGAATAAATCGCCAACCTTGTATGTGTATCCATTTACTGTCATTTTGCTTCCTTTCTGTTTAGGGTTGTAGTATAGCATTGGGGTCTGACATTAGTCTAGCCCTATCTCATTATTTGAGAAAGTTATTGTGTGACCTTAGTCACTTTCAGGTAGCCAAGCGTCTAAGTGGTGAGCATCAACTATTGCAGACGCAGGGCAGGAAGTCTGTCCTCGCCAAGTGATACCTTCAGGTAAATTGATCTCACGGCTGTATTCCTCATCATAGAACGCATCAATAGCATCTATGCAAGGTTGCACCATTGATACGGGAACGGGTGGGTAATGATTACCTTGTAAGTGATAAGCAAGTCCTGCCTCTAGTGATAGTTCATCTGCAAGTCCTAGTGCTGTTGTGTATCCCATTATGCCACCACCTTTAGAATTGCGTATGAACCGCCTGCATTAATTTCATCTATTGCAGGCTGAATTGCTGGTACGATTAATTCTTTTAGCATTCCTTCTAGCATAGCAATTTGCTCTTTTGCTTCTAGTGCAAGAAAACGCTGTGAGATTGGATGTGTTTCGTCAAACTCTGTTACGAATTTGAGAGAGTGTTCGACTTTGGTCATTTGTTACCTTTCGTTGTTGGAATAAGAGTATTGTACCGCAGGCTACTGACATTACCTAATCTATTATCGGCGTGTCGCAGCTTTTGTGAGATTAATCACAAAATTCCAGGGGTTGTGGATAAGTATCGTAAGCCTGTGGATAAACCCTCACCTATGCGGGCGAGCTGCATATTTATGCGTTACTCTGCATTTTTATTTTTATGTTTGATCTTGCGATTATATTTTTTTTTATTGCGAACAGGTTGCGCCGCATTACTGCGACGCAATTCCTGAATGCGTTTAACTTTATCTTGAAGAGAAGTTAGGAACATGATATCCACTCGCTTCATGAAATTTATTTACATCAAAGTTAGGATTTTCATTTGCAAACATAACCGCAAAATCATTTACTGTTTTAGAAAAAACAGCGGGATGAATTTTATCGCTCATGAATTTAAGAATTTCTGCAGTTGCTTCAAAGTGCTTTCGTGTCATCATTTTGCGGATACCAATCCAATTCTATTAAAGTTTTTAGTATACATTTTGCCAGTTGGCATTTCTAAATTATAAGTTGCTAATTCTTTAGCGAACCCAACATCATAACATTTTGCAAATGCTTCAAATGCTTGCAAAGCATCTGCAAATTGGTGAGTAAATTCTAAATTTCCGTCATAGTAAGTAAATAGTTTATACATTAGCAACCTCTTTCCATTCGAAACAATAAGAGTCAGAAACAAAAGGATTTTTCTTTACAACCTCATCAAATAAAGATAACGCTTGATTTTCGTCCTCTGCGTCTATGTCTAGCCAAACGCCAAATGTGTATTTATTCATTAGTCATTTTCTCCATTCAAAAATAGTGAGCCGTCATTTACACAATCGCAAGGCTCTACATCATAATTTCTTTCGTCTCCGAAAAAAACAAATCCTGCGCCACCGCATTCATCGCAATTCGCTGCGATTATTTCTATGTATTCTTTTATTTTGCTCATTATTATTCACCAACCTTTACTGCGATTGTGCGATAAGTTCTGCGACCCCAAGTGTTAGAGCCACTATTAGGCGCAACCTCGACAAGATAGGTATCGCAACCCTCATACCAAATTGGCTGAGGGTGTTTTTCCGCTGAAATAATTTCACCGATTAGAGTAGATGAGCGATAGGTTTTTCCTACAAGTAGGTTTTCGATTGTGTAGATGTTTGCTGACATTTTGTCCGCCTTTCGTTGTTGATATACGGATATTATAGCGGATAGGACTGACAAAGTGTTAATTTTGCAAGGGTTTGTCTCAATATGTGGAGCGTGGGCTATGTGATAAACATCACATAAAAATGTCCGATTTGTCTGTCAAACCGACACGCCGTAAATTTTCAGGGTTTTTATAACAGTTCCGTAACGACACGCCCGACCCCGTGCCTATGCGGGCCAGCTTGACATTGTCAAGCCGACACGCCGTTTATTCTTTGTTATCTTGCTCACATACGCATCTAGTGTAAGCACCCGCATTAAGACGATCACATTTAGGGCAGGTATAAAATCCGCTAGGGTTAGCCATTAGTTTAACCCGTTTTCTTTTATGTCTTTGATTACGGCAATTAGTAGCGGGATAGTTAAGCCCGCTAGTAGTAATTGGACGGCGGTAGTTAGTAGGCGATTAGTAGTCATTACTTATTCTTCTTTCTCTTATAAATCTTATAGGCGATTACCACTAGGGCGGTTAGTGTTATTAGTTTCCAATCTAGTGCGACATAGAACCAATCGCTATCTAGACATATACCATAGTCATTTATTTCTAATGTCATTACATCTCAACCTTTCGCATATGTGCTACAACATTTTTAGAAACCTTTTGTAGGTCTGCTACGACCTTATTCATTTCATCGGCGCTAGTTGCCTTAAAGTCAACGCCTAGTAGTTGTGCGCCGTCCCATATTGAGTAAGTGATAGTCATTTATAGTGCTCCTTCTTGTAGTAGTGCTATCTCGATGTCTAGTTGTATTGTATCGGGTAGGTCTGACAAATCAACCCAACCCGCTCCTTCGTTATCCATTATGAACGCTTTTACATATCCCATTACGCTACCTCTGACATCTCTGCTAGTAGTGCGTCTACTTGCTCATCTGTTAGTTCATCTTCTAATTCTTCATCTTCTACATCTACCTCTTCATCTAGGTAAGCGTATTGGTCGGCTACATCTTCCTGAATAGTGTCCCACTTAGAGAGGCTATTAGTGCGTGTGTTGTATGCGTATGACATTTATTTCTTCTTTCGTTAGTTGGTTATTTGGTTGAGAGCGATTATTTGCTAGGCTCACCTTTCGGATTATTTGCTAGGCTCACGCTCTAATTCTTTATTTATTTGTATGTCGTAAGACTATCACGACCTACTGACATTTAGCCTAATTTAGGGCTAGTGTCGTGTGTGAGTTACCTCACATCTCCGCTATATTAGCCTCGTGATAGGCGAGAGTAATTTCCTCGCCGAATTCGGATACTAGGTCGTTATAGACCTCGTCTTGATAGTTAAGATAATCGTTCATTAGATTACCGCCTTTCTTAGTAAGACTTTCTTACTTTCTTTATACCTTAAGCATAGCAAGGGGGACTGACATTTAGACCCCTATTCTCGGGCGTGTCTAAATAAATCTTAGAATAATCGTGTGATCTCCACCACAATCACGCTCATTATGGGCGGTCTATCCATTTTGTCCGATTTTGATTTATATGTGTATCGTGCAAATTAAAAATTTATTAACATTTTTTGAAATCTGAACGGCTGGTCAACTAAAAATAAATGGTAAACTTATAATATGATAAATTATTTAACTGAAGATAAGCGTGTTTGGGAAATAGAAAATTTTCTTTCTGAAGAAGAGCTATCAAGATTTGATTATCATATAAAAAAAACAGAATGGGTAACTCAAGAAAAATGGGAGAATGTTACATATAAAAATAACACTTCAATTTTTCCAGATGTTAAATTTATAATAGACAGAACTGCTGATGCAACTGATCATAAATATTCATGGAGCAGCATGGGCATTATAATGAGAATCCAACCTGGTATGTATTTAAGTCCGCATGTTGATAATTACAATAATCCTGATTCTGATTTAACAAAAAATTGGCTCTCGGCACATATTTATCTAAATGATAATTTTGATGGAGGCGAACTTTATTATGCAAATTTAAATATTAAATACAAGCCTAAACGTGGTTCCATAGTCTTTCATCCTGGGTTTGAAGATATTTATATGCATGGCGTGAAAAAAGTTGTTGGTTCAGATAGATACGCAATAGGAT